CGGATTTGTTGAGTTTTGAGCAACCTCATAGAGACCATCATTTAACTTATCAGCACTACCAATTACAGCGATGATATCGCCTGCCACAAATGATGTGTTACTAGCAATAATGAGCGTGTTTGTGCTTGCTGTAGCGGAGTTGAGAGACCCTTTTCTAATGGAGTCAACACTACCATTGATAATCAAGCCTCCTTTAGCAGTACTTGATCCTGTGTATTCACTGTTCATAAAAACATAGTTATCACTAGTTAGTATCTCACTATCTAGGTACGTCATTGTACCTAAGACAGTCAAATTTCCGCCTATTTCCAAGTCTTTCGTGATAGCAATACTATTACCATTGCCAAGTCGAGTATTACGACCGGATAGACTACTTACAAACACGAGATTGTCTTGTTGTTTAGCCATCGTTATTTTCCTTTTTGTTGAGATAAAGTCACACGTAAAGCGTCATTTATTTTAATCATAATTGGATACAATTCTCCACTCTTTAAGCCAATGCTTTTTAGAGTGCTAAGAGTCACATCTGAAACCTTTGAGATAACACGTTCGATATCACCATCATTAAGTGTCTCTTTAGGTGTCGCCTTTGCCGGCATAGGTGCCGGTACGGGTGTCGATGTGGCCTGTTGTGGCATGCCCGAAGGTATGTCTTTGGCATCATCTTCTGATTCAACAATATTGTAATAACGATCGGAGACAACCTTGTGCTCTCCGAGTGTGTTTTTTACAAGTAAACAACTACTACCATCTTCAAGCCAATCTTTGATGACGAACCCATCAAAGACAACATTGCCCTTTTTTGTTTCTACTGTCACGTGGGTCATCATCTGCCTCCATTATTCCGATTTTTTACGTGATTTCTTGCGTGTTATTTTACGTGCACGTGGCTTAGGCTTACTCTCTGCTTTTACAGGCTCTACGACAGGCTCACTTGCTTCAACCTTTACAGGCTCTACGACAGGCTCACTTGCTTCAACCTTTACTACAGGTATTAACTCGGGGGCTTTTACAGGCTGTCTCCTAACAGCAGGCTCAACAGCCTTTACAACCGCATCAACTCTAGTTCCTGCACCGGCAATGACTTTATGTTTTTCCTCAACTCTAATGACACGTACCATTGGTGATTTTAAGGTTGCCCCCAAATCTACACTAGTAACGGTTACCTTTCCTCGATGGAGAGTAACCTCACCATTACCACTAGACTTAAATGTCACTTTGGGGGCGTGTGTTGCTCTTGTTAAGGTTAAATGCCAAATCTTACTCATGATGTTCTCCATAAATAATAAAAGCCGAGGACAGTACCTTTTCGGCCTGTGCCTCGGCTCACACAGCCGGATGTGGCGATAAATTGGCTGTAAAGAGACGTAAGCCTCAATAACTCATCAAATCAATTAGATGCTTGTTACAGTAGGCAATCCGGATACATTAACAGTACCATAGAATTCATTACGTAACATTTTAGTTGCATAACGAGTACGCAGACCCTTACGGAAAGTAAAGTCGTCCGGATCAAGGAATGTTGGAGTAACTTGTAATGGTACGTAAGGAGCATACACATAACCTGCATCCAAGAAATTCTGACCTTTAAGACCAACAAGAATTTGCTTTGTAGGAGAACCTGCTGACAAGAAGGGGTCTTGGTAAACAGCATATTTATTCATCAAAGTACCTAAGCGTTGTACACCAAAGTTAGATGTCATCGGGCCGTAAGAAGGGGCTTGTACTTGATCACTAATGCGATTTACCATCATGAAATCACCGTGTGATGTCAATTGGCCAAGTAATGCACCGATTTCCGGAGACACAACAACAAAGTTAGCAGGTGCACGTAATGAAGAACGATGAATGTTTGCACTTACACTGTCAATTTGAGTCAATAGACTACGGATCATATCTAGTTCGCTTGCAGATGCGTTAGCACCTCCAAAAGCAGGAACGTTGGAAAGATCAAAGTCCGTAGAGAACTTAGAGCCTTTAACTAGATCGTCAATGATTTCACGGTCAAGTTCAAGAGCAATCTCGTTACTGATGCCGGCAACAAGTTCTGCTTCAGCATTAAGACCGTGGAAAGCACGTAGATCGTCTACTGCTTCCGCAGACCAACGTGCTTTTAATTTACGTGTAATGGCTTCAATAGTTACTAATGTAATATCAAGATTTACGTCCGGAATTGAAGATGTTCTATCACCACTAAAGGTAGTTGATAGAGCAGATAGTGTTGTTGATCCAACACGCTCTGAATCGTAGTGATATTCTACCCAAATTGGTGTACCCACGTCGGGAGCATCACCGGTTGTATCTAGTAACCATTCACCTGTTTGAAAGTTTACTTTCCAACTACTACCGTCACCACTGCTTGCATTAGTGTTGCTAGTAGAACAGATACGACTTTTATCCACTCCACCACTTTTCCAATTAACCTTAACGCCAACGATGCCTTTTGAAGCATTTGCTGAAGCAATAGGTAACCATTTGATAGCAATACGCTCACCTTGGTTAACTGCATCTAGCCATTGTACCTCGATCCCATCAACATCAGTACTTAAAACGATTTCTTGGTAATCGATATATTCCGAACTATAGTTACGTTGGAAATCTTCAATAAGATTGTTATTAGCAGTTGCACGACCTTTAGATTGGCCATACTTGTGCTCATAAGTGAAAACACCACCGATAGGAGCAGTCATGGGTTGTACTGATACAATATTATTTGCAATCAAGTTAGGGAATACACGACGCAAAATTGGAAAAATATACTTAGTGAATGAACCTACACCGGTACTAAGAGTTTCCTCATTTAATGAACGTAAATGATCCATTTGGTTCTCAAATACCATAGCCATAACGCCACGTTGGTAAGGGTTTTGAATGCCTTCCAATAATGGTTGCCATTTTTGTGATACTTGATTCACATAAGATGCGTCGATAGCGGTACGTTGCCCGCCCTCTGAAAGAAGTCGTCTTGCTTCCATAATACTTGTCCTTTAGTTTAGGCCCGCTAAGGCTTTTATTTCGGAGAATGATACGTCAAGGGTCGTAGAGGTTGAACTAGTGCTCTCCTCTACTATATTTTGGCTCTCTTTTCTAAGATTGCCACGTTGCAGTCTCTTACGCAAGGTTTCTAAACTATCATCGGAAACATTCCTGCGTCCATAGTTGTCAATAACCTTGTCGATTTGAGATTCCGTCCCGGCACTTTCAAGCAAGTTCATCAGTTCTTGGCTGTTAGTATAACCGGATGCTTTTTTTTGTTTATAAGCATCAACTTTTGCGTTTTGGCTCTCATTCAAGGCTGTCTTTAAACGTACTCGCAAGGATTCAACTTGATCAATTAGATCACTGTTTTCATCCACAAGTCGATTGACCTCGTGATGTAAACCTTCGCTCACTATCTCATCTTTAGCACGTTCTGCATCAAGCACGATTTGAAATTCTTCAACAATTTCATCAATACGTGCGTCAAGTTCTTCCGTGTTTTCATAATGAGATACTTTCCCCAACAAACGCTTGATAGTCTCTTTTTTGGAGTGACCACCGATTCTGCTTTCAACATGCATAGCAAATCCGGTTATTTGCAACATATTACGAGATTCTTCGAGTTTGGCTTCAAGTTCACGTACTCGATCCTCACTCATATCTAATGCGTCTTTTAATGTTTCTTCCGAGGGTGATAAGCCGGCCACCATCGGTGCTATAATCTCACTGATTTTGTGCAAAGCAACATGTGCAATGTTACTTTCGGATCTTTCGTATTCTTTACGTACATCTTCTTTTAAATCTTCTCTAACACCGGCCAAAGCCTCTGCTAGTTTTGCCGTGAATTTATCTTCCATGGCAACCTTAACAGATTCACGCTCACGTTGTATGATTCTATCAAGTTCTTCTTGAGTTTGAGAAACAGTTATTTCTTCAACCAATTCCGGAAAAGAATTTGCTAAATCTTCTATTGTAAACTCGGGTTGATCTACGTCTTCAGTAAAGATATCCGGATAAGCAGACTGCATAGCAGGATCCGCAACAAAATCGAACGTGCGTAACACAAAGTCGTCTCCGACAGTGGTAGTTCCATCCCTTGATGGCTTAGTTGAACCAAAACCTCGACTAGATACACCTGCTTCGGCACCTGCACTTAAGATAGCCTTAAGTGTCTTACCGGCCGGAGTATCTAAAATCTCTGCTTCTCCAACTACCCTACCATCATCCGCTATTTTTAAAGATGTTACTAGGTGAGAGACACGCTGTAGCATTGTTTTGCCATCAGCAGGGTGATCAAGTTCGCCAAAACAGCGACGTTTCTTGATGCTTGTCTGCAATTTGTTAATTTCACGCTCATATAGTGCACGTGAGTATTTACGACCGTTTTGAGTTGGTACGTCACAACGGGCAAATTCCCCCCTAGCAATAACCTTCCCGTCCTCACCACTTTCATCAAGTGTGAGTTTTATGGGTCTAGCGTCGATTAAGAGTTGAGTGCTCATGTGTTAATGCCTATTCCACGATTTATATTTCAAGTTAGGAGATATAATAGTATTTAAAACTTTTTTAGACAAGGGGGTTTTTACACGCCTTTTAGTCTTATTGCCATTTCGAGATAGGAAGTATGGTCTTAAAACGTCAAGATTTGCCACCTCTCTCCTGCCGGAGCGATATGATAAACGACGCTTGCGACCATACTCCACTAGCAGTTTCCCTGCTCGATCTCTTTCATGCATTCTGCAATAACCGCTACACATGGGCGTACCGCTAATTCTAGATCTTCTTGGCTTTCACATAGTGAACCACGCAAGATATCGAATTGTTCTTCCATAACCTCAACAACATCTTCACTCACATGGTATGTTAATTCTTGGAATACACGGCCAATGCGTTCGATTAAGTTACTTTCATCACGGAAACCCTTTGATTCAGCCAATGCTCTATCACGTAAACGTTGACTAATCTCAGTGCTTTCCATGCCAAATTTCTTACGGGCACGTTGAAGCATTTTGCTTGCTTTTTTAACAATAGCCTTCTTACCTCTTTTGACACGTTGTCGTGAAATTTTTGCACGGTTTTTACGGTACTTTTGGCGACCTTTAGCACGTTCTGAACTTGTTCCTTTTTTAACACGCATTTTTTTGAATACGCCTTTTACTTTTTTAAGCATAGTACGGAAGCCTTCATCCATAACAATTGCTTCTAAAATATCTTCACGGATTCCATCAAGGTCTTCGCTTAGAGGTGCATCAATTAGTGCTTCAAAAATTCGCATGCACTCCGATGCTGTAGCCTCGCCGTTTTCAACAGATTCTAGCACAGTACCCAAAGCAGTAAAAACATTACCTTCGTCAAGTTCTACAGATTCACTGATATCTTGAACGTTTTGTAATGATTCATAAACGTTATTATAAAGATCCTCACACCCGGACTCCGGGACCTTTGCAAGTAAACCTTCAATTAGATCACTTGCATCTTCTTCAGTCAGAGCATCTGTATCAATGAGTGCTTCAATCTTTTCGAGTGTATGCTCGGCAACATATGGAGACTCACCTTCTGAATAACTTAATTCATTACTTTGTGATTCAGTTAATGGAGCATATGTCTCTTCAGAAATGCGAGATTCTGCAAGGGCATTTGAAGTTTTTGTACTAAGACCTAGAAAGTCTAGGTCTGCTTCTAGATTTGATCTAAATTGTTTAAATGGAAGCATATTTGTTTTCCTTTTTATTCCGGACAGCATAGTCCTTTAAAATGTTAGCAGTTAATAACGATCTTGAAAAGTAGTCGGCTGATTTTGCCATCTCTAAAACTGAAGCATCTGAGTGCTTAATTATAGCAGAGGCATTGATAGCCTGCTCCTTAAATTTAGATAACAGTAAAAAGACATCACCGCTTTCGTGACATTCTAAAGAATCTAAAGATTTTGCACAAGTAGTTAAAACACTCTTGATCTCATCAAGGTTGTCTTTCATCCTATTTTTACTCATTTGAGTAAAGTAAGTAACTTTATGCTTGCTTTCAATTTCCCCTAGATTACCTCGACATGATTTTCTAATTTCAGCCTTATTTTCTTCATAGAAGCCCGTCATCTTACCTCCGGACAAAATATCCATCGATTCAGAGACACTTTTGTATTGAGATGCGTACTGACTCATTTGAGCCAACGCATCTCGGCCTATCTTTGGTTCATCACTCAATAATATAGATTTTGCTATATCTCTTAATGACTGTGACACCAAGCCAACCGCATCAGATTGTGGAAATGTCTCTAAATAATAGGCCCTACCCCATGTGATTGATCCGTCATCCATAATGGAGTAACCCCTTTTGGCAAGACGGCCGTCTTGCTCCACAATATGAACAACGTCATCCTTAGTAGAAACCAAAGACCAACCTTTTTCCTCACATGTGCACACGAGTGCACGGATTGTGCTTTCAAAGGTTCCATCAAATACTCGTTCTGCTATTTTACTATCAATCAACATTATTATCCTCTTTTTCGCCTTTCAGAATAAAACCATTTCCATCGTATTTATATGACTCCGCTACCGGTAGCATTGATGGGTCTATACTAGGAAATTCGCTTCTCAAATCAATCTGCTGTTGTGCTGAAGCCTTAAGTTTTGTTGTAACCTCATCTTGTTTTTGTTGCATTAAAGCCTCTGTCTCTTCTCTTGGTAGATCGAAGACTCGAGACATGACCCAAGTTCTAGGGAAGAACTCAAGTAAGGAACGGGCGTTGTCTGCCTGTGCATTCCTCAACTCTATTTGAGCCATCTCAAAAATAGATGATGGATTACTCATTTTCACATCAAAATCGACAGTACTTGGGTCTATGCCGTTAATCGCAAGATGGACATTACAAAGCCTTTTTATACCATTTCTTATCTCACGCTGTATACGCATTACAGTGCGTGCAAACCGAACATCTTCTTGTGAGAGGCTTGCCCTATTTACTGCCCCCTCTGCACCCAAATATGAACGAGG